CAGACGGTACGATAATCTTATTGGCATTAGCGCCTGTCGTTGGCCCCTTTAGATTTTCTACTACTAACGTACTCATATAATCACCAAGTTCCCATTAACTGTAAGCGTTGTTCCAGAAGCTACAGTAAGTGGCCCTGTCGCACTAGCGTTTTCTGCTGATGTAATTTCTACATCTGTGTCTAGCTGTTGCTCGTTAACTCTAAATATATCGCCTGCACTTGTGCCAGTTGTGCCGTTCTCACCCTTGAACATTCCACCGCCTACTGCGCCTGCCACTTCAAAGGTTTTGTATGCTATGACCTCCACAATGTCCGAAGCTGAACAAGCACTGGCAAATACCACATCAGACCCATTAGTTGCCGTTACGTCCGTACCCACTTGCATTTTTATGCCATTTAAAAATATGTCAACATAGTTGGGGCTGTACCCACCTGTTGCGAATGAAGTTTCACCGCCAACACAGGTAAAGCTATCTCGCGTTTGGGTAGCTCTGGGCGTTTCGCCTGTACTTCCAATATAGCCTGCCATTAAAAAATTTACCTATTCTCTAATCATTGACTGAAGGTGTGCAGCATACGCTGCCTTTACTTCATCAGTAAAAATTTGTGCAGCAAAAGCTTGTACGTCTGCACTTTCATTCGCTAAATCATCTGCGCTTATATCTGGCATAACAATGTGCCTATGGAATGAACGGCTTATTTCCACACCGTCTCGCTTTACAATCGTTGCATCTCTGACTTGGATTACTTTCCAATCATTGTTACTAACAATTTCAACCTTATCTTCTATTGTTTCTTCTGTTAGTGCCATTTTAAGTTCCTCTTATTTAAACTTTATATGTTCCAGCCATATATACTTCACCATTCGAACTAACTACGTTGTGCATGACTGCGCTCCATGAAGAAGCATTACTTTGATGCAATAATGCATAAACAGTACCACCAGAAATTAATGTATGTGGCCCGTAACCAGTATAGGTTCCTATAAAATATAAAGAAATATTGCCTATAGAGTATGGTGCTGGTGCAGTAAAAGGTAATCCAGTAAACCACATATTGCCTGAGTAACCAGTACTATTTATAGATGATTTAAGCGCCCAGAAATGAACTGTGTTACCGATTTTAGTGTAATGAGCAGGTATCTGTACTTTAGGTGTTGGAGAGCCATAGTAACCAACCATTTCAAAATTAAATGTGCCTTGCTCATAATCGTCCAAAGCGTTGTCGGCTGCGGTATCTCCGTTGAATGTAAGACCCCCACCAGCAAGGATACGCATACGCTCTGCACCAGTAGTTTTAAATGCTAAATCGCTAAATGCACCACCACTATGAGTGACGTCAATAAAAGCCTCAGTACCATTATGCCCAAAGTCAAGCATATCTGTTCCACCATTATCCAAGCCACGCAAAAATCTTCCATCCGCAGAACGGCCTTTTACTTCTAATGGTATGCTTGGTGAGGTTACGCCCCCCATGCCAACCCTATCATTCGTTGCATCAAGCGTAACGCCTGCCGTTAATAAGTGTGCGTCAACATCTGTATCAGAATAACCACCAGTTGAAGGGTTTTGCGCAAACGTAACGGCTACTACTTCATCGCCTGCTTGTGCGGCATTTATAAGAGTGACGCTCTGTCCATCAGCCGCCTCTGTGAAATCCGTATCTTTTACGAGGCGTATTCCGTTGTGAAATATATGTATTTTGTTAGGTAAAAAGCTTAAACCAGTAAGCGCAGTTGTGTTAGCTGTAAACGTAAATTTCTTTCTACGTTCAGCCGCATTTTGATTGTTGGTTACTGAGCTAGTATTTGCGCCTATATACCCTGCCATCAGTCAGCTTCCTCTATTGTATTACCGTCTGCAACCCATTCTTGTATGGCTACCCAGTGTCTATTTTCTGTATCTTTTGGAACTTGCAGTTCTACGTCATCTATTGTCGCTGTTACACAACCAGTATCCTGACCCTCAAATTTATTATGTTTTGCTTTTGTAATATTCATTTATAGCTCCGCATCGAATTTTAAACTGTCACTTCTGTAACTAGTGACAACGCTATAAGCCGCTGCAAGATAGGCTTTCCAATGTTGTCTATTCGGTAAATAATTTGTAAGACTAGCACCAGCAGCATATGAAACTGTAACGGTTGGGGTTGCTCTCATTTCTTGTCCAAAATCTACTTGTACAAATCTATAACCAGAAGAATATTGAGTAGCATAATAATGTGGCCCTGAACCAACGGCTTGCCAATAATACCTCTGGCACTTGGCTAAAGTTGTTCCATAATTTTCGTGTTCGAAATCCGTAGCTTTTTCGCCAACCTCCAACTGAACGCCAGTAATCTGCCACGTTGCATTTAATGTACCACCAAGGTTTGCAGTCTGACCACCTAATAAATTAGCTACAGAGTATGTAGTCCAATTAGTTGTAGCAGTATTTATACCACTTCCAGCAAACAAACCAAAGACAATAATTGATCCCTGAGTATTATCTATATTAGGGCCAGCAGTAGTATAGGCTGGAAAAGTAATCGTCTTATACTCCCAAGTATTAGCAGCGTTAATTGTGTATGCCTGACTATAAATTACGTTTGCATCATTAACATAAAATGAAGCTGACCAGTTTCCAGTAATGCTAGATTTTACCCAAAAAGAAAGAGTAGTAGGTTTAGCGTCAGAAGTACCAAAACCAATTCTTTCTAAATTATTACCTTCTATAGATTGGTAAATTCTACTGTATTCATCAGAAGCAAGAGCCGTTTCTGCTGTTGAAGTTGTAACTCTTAAAGACTTACTAAATCCAGAAGGAGCGTCACTAACTTGTTCTACACTATATGTAAATTGGTCTTGATTAACTTTTTGTTGACGCCACCTATCTAAACTAAAATAACCATTACCCTCATTGTGTGCTGCGGTACTTCTCTGGGCGATAGTCATTTGTCCATTGATTATAAGGTTTTTATTACCACCGCCTGATGCACCAGTTCTTGCAAGATTAACTAACTCATTCTGTTTGCTCATGTTTGCTCCAGAACACTCAATATAACGTCAACAGATTTATCTGTGTCACTTTCTATCGTGACCGTATTTCCTTCTTGTAGAATAACTTTTCCATCAAGAACTGACAAGGCCGCACCACTTGGCAAAGGTACATCTTTAACCAAATGAACATATGCAGCCTTGACAGATATTTTTACTTGAGCGGTATGCACATTGGCTAAATTACATCCAATAACCACTGCCGTTGTGCCTTGTGGCACTTGATATACAGTTTCTTCAGACTGACCGACTGAAGCCGCTGTGTAGTTTTTAAACGTATTAGCCATATGTGCTTACCTCTTACTAGATATCGTCAAGCAAAGCGCAAACAACACACTCAACAGTTGAAGCTGATGAAATAGCGTGAACATCTGCAACCGTTGTATTCGGTAAACGTGCCGCAAAAGCCTCGTTTGGACCTATTGTAACAGCGTCACCAAGAGTTGATGTTGCCGTTCCTGCGTCAAAACAAACATAAATAGAGCCACCGTTTCCATCTACATTTTTTATATATAGAAACTTAACTTTATCTGTGCCTGCTACAGCCGTAGGCGCTGTAGAACTGTCTACTGCGGTATAATCCACAAAAGACCCTGCAATAAGGTCTGAACTTGTGTTGTTTACCGAAGATAGCTTGTAATACCATTTGTCGTTTGCATCTTCAGGTGTAACAGTCATTGTCGCTGAGAATGTTTTTGCAATCTCATCTGGAAGGACTGTAACTTCCATTGTAGCTTTCGCTGCGTCAGCCATGATTTTCTCCTTTTCGTTTAACCCAAGGCTATACTGAATGCCAATGCCTCGCCTGCCCTATCGACATCGAGGTTTGACCTAGTTGTTTCTGCATCTGTCACACTTAACGCTCCAGTTACAGTCACATTGCCAACAGAATTAATACCGCCATTAGACGTTATCGCACCTGTTGAACTGATAGCCCCACCAGAGATGGAACCATTTGCTGCTATGCTATCAGAAGTAATACTTCCAGTAGCAATAACATTACTTCCAGACGTAATATCGCCTGTTGTTGTCACTGTGGTAGCCGATATATCCGAACCACTAATATTTCCCGTTGAAGTAACAGATGTTGCCGTAACACCGCTGGCAGAAATATCTCCGCTTGCCGTTACATTACCTGTTACGGATACATCGCCAGTTGACGTAAGCCCTGCGCTTGTCACCGCCCCACTAGCCGTAATTAATCCTGTTACAACCGAACCAGATGTAAGCGCATTTGTAGCTGTTAAACTGTCAGCACTCAGCGCACCAGAAACGGTAAGACTTGCTGTAGTAAATCCACCAGTAACAGTTAATGCACCGTTTACCGTAACACCATCTGTTGTTGTCTCTAACTTTTTACTATTGTTAAAAAATAATTCAACAGCGCCATTTTCATCCATTGTAATAAATGTTGGGCTTGTCGCGTCTACCGCACCAAGAGTAATATTGTCGCCTCGAATATACAACTCACCAGTGTTATTTTTAATGTAACCATCATTGCCAGTTGTGTTGTGATAAATCTGTAAATCAGTGTCATTACCAAAGTTTACAATAGCATCATCGTTTACTGTGCCGCCAGTTGCGCCGATCTTACCTGTTAAATCTGTATTTAGATTTTCAAAGTTAGCGTCAACTTCATCATGCGTAAGCGGAGCGCCTTTAGTTGCACGTTTTACAATAGTCGCCATTAGTAGCTCCTAATCTTAATTCTGCGCCCGCCAGATCCGCTTTTAGCTTTTTCACTATCTGCATTTATATCATTAATTGCGCTTTGATACAATGCTGCCCATGAGTTCATTCTTGCATCTTCCTGTAAATATGGTGCGGCGTGTATTAATGAGCCATATAAATAAGCGTCTGGAAAATTTGTCAAAATAACATTTGTTGCCTGACTTGCACTGAGAGTTAGTATTTTTGAGTAATAATATAATTCAATGCTGTATGTTGCATCTGGCGTTGGAAACAACTCTATTTCGCCCTGCGTTATTGCATATGAAGTGGGTTTGCCACCTGCATCATCTGCATTTTCCCTTAATTTTTGCATTTCATAATAACTAACAAGCTCTATAGGGCGCTGATCTACTTCTAAATGCAATCTAATTGCTTCGACAAAGTCTGTTGGCAATACACTAAATCTTCCACTTGCTGAAGCTGTGGCCCTGTTCTCCATACGCCAATGACGAATTTCCCTGTTCATTCTTTTTTCAGCCATGTTAATAAAATCAGGTATTACAGCCGTTAAATCACTACGATTGAGAAAATCTGCTATAGAAGCTTTAAGTTCATCATATGTTGTTAGTGCCATTCTACACTCCTAATAGGTAAGCAAACTATCGTTTCTACCATCTTTATTGTCTCTTACCATAAAATCCATTAATCCAACACCCCCTACGACACCTAATTGTGGAATGCCTTTTTTCGCAGCGTTTTTAATAAACTCAGGGCTAAGACGAACACCTAGCACTGGTTCTCTGTTTCTTAATTTTGGATCTAATTCAGTATCAATCGTTAATTCTTCTAATTTTGCGTTTTTATCTATCTTTTTAATAATTTTTTCTAACCTTTTAGGCGCAATTCCTTCATAAAAACCTTCGTGACCTTTTACTTTACCGCCTGTTTTGTTGTAAACCATCTCTGCATTTGGTAAGGCAAACCATTCATCACCGCTTTGAATAGCATCGTACAGATTGTTTTTCAGCGTCATGTCAAGCCATTTGTTTGTTTTTTCTGTCAATGGCGGTAAGTTCTTGTAACGTACATCGGTATCAGGCGGTTCGTTTACCCCATATTCTACGGCTGTATCAGGAAAAGCTTTTTTGTAATTATCAGTACGTTGTAAATCAGCCCTGTCTACATCAAGCTTAATTCTAGCGCTTGATAGGTTTTTGTTGTATTCTGACATTGATGGCATGTTTAAATTAGTTGCCATATCTTCGAACTCAAAGAATGTCATTTTTTTGCCATCGAACGGTGTAAAAGTTCTGTTCTTCAAAAATGTCTTTTTAAAACGATGTTTTATAGCCTGCACTGTATCATATTCTTTTGATGCGTTATCTTGATAGTTTGCTGTTTCAATTTTTTCTAAAACAGTCTGATCATCATCTGGATTAAGTTTATATTTTTTTATAGTAGGTTTAAGTTCTTCTAAATTTTCCTTAATATATTTGTTCATGTAAAATTCTGCACCACCACTAGAAAAATTATTATTTGTATTCATAACACCTGACCTTACCGCAGGGGCAACTAAACTATCATCATTAAGCTTTAGAGCATAAGGATTACCGTCTACATGGTTTGTTACATCACGCGCATAAGCTTGGTACAAGCCAAATAATTGATCCTGCAGTTTTGTCCAATTTTCTTTATTAGGCTGTAACTTTACATCATCTGCGCTGATTTTTGGCTCTCTACGAACCACATCTTCTGCCCTGACCCTAAACAGCCTTCGAAACTCTGCTTCTATTTTTTCTTCATTTACTCTTGTATCTATTTTGTTGGCATTTTTAAGAACATCATCAAAAGCCTCTGGTGGAGCGCCGTTCATTATTTCTCTAGCTGCGTTTGCCCTGATGTCACCACTTCTTTTGAACTGTTCTTTAAATTCATTATATTGTTTTTGTAAATTAATGTTGTAATCATCATTATACTGTTGGCTTTTTTCTTCAACTTTATTTAGCGCCGACATCTGGTCAACACTTCGAATACGCAAATCGTTTTGGATAAGCCTAGCTTCGCGTGGTATATCTTCCTCTGGATATTGAGTTGGATACCCCTCATAAAGATTTTTTAATCGCTGTGATATTGTTTTCTTTTGCTTACGAATATCTTGCCCGACATCTGACTGACCCTCACCAAAAAGATAAACGCTATCTGTATATCCTGCCCTGTCATATGAAGCTGTTCGCGCATGAGCGGTAATGTTATCAGCGTCCCCCGAAAAGTGACCTGCGCTTTCCATGTCTACTGTGGGAGATTTGCCTGATCCTTGTGTGTATTCGTAAATAGGACTTTCTGGGCTAAGAGAATAGACTTTTTCTGAGTATTGTCTGCCGCCTGCAGGGAAGTATTCAGAATACTCTGTGTCACCCTCATTAAAACCAGAACCGTAATAATCGTCACTTTTGCCAAGGATTGTTTCATAAAAATATGCAGGATCACTATACAAACCTTCACTTTCAGCCATTTCCATCAAGCTGTCTTTTGCCATTTCTTCAGCATCAAAACCTAATGTTTCTGCAAGTTCGTCACCGTCTGCATATTTTTCCCATTTCATATTGTTCCCATCAAACCTCAAGTAAGTCATACCTTTGAAGTAATCGTTGTGCATATCAGTAGTGCTATCATAACCCATATCAGAGGCCATATCCGCTAAGTCTTTACCCCTAACAGGATATAGAGGAGCCTCACTTCCTTCCTGTCTGCGCAGCGTTCCAAGTTGTTCACTAAGGTTTATGGAATCACTATAATTGCTTTCTTGCCACGCTAACATCGCATTATTAAGATCATCTGCAGTAAGCACGTTGTCACCGTCTGCTACCATTTCTGGTATAACTTCATCCTTATAATACTGCACTTCATCTGGTAGAGCAAATTCAAGATATTCTTCTAACATTTCATCAGACGAAGGAAAAGATGTTCCTATTGTGCCATCCGCTTCTTTAAATGTTGTTTCAATTATAGGCGTTCTTTCGTCTAAGTAAGACCTTATTTCATCTTTTGTGACTGTTTTTCCTGCGAAAAATTCATCTGCGCCTGTCCACTGAAGTTCGTCTAAGTTAGCACCGCCTTTATTTGGATCAACCATCCATTTTCTTAAATCTTCATATTTACCCTTTTTCTGAGGTAATTTTTCTGCAGCCCTGACAGATGGACTATACTTTTCGACAGCCTGCCTATAAGGTATAAATGTTCCATCCTGCAAATAATAACCTGTATCTGTTTCTGATGCGACAGGTGATAAGCCGCCTTTTCTACTGTAGAATTGTCTTGGAACATCGACACCTTCATACTTGATTGGCACATCAGCACTTAACGCCTTTGGAAGCATATCTGTTTCTGTAAAAGCTTCTCTAACACCTTCCATTCTTTCATCTAGCGTACCACTACCTAACAATGATCTACCTGCATACTGATAATCTGGTAATCTAGCTTTTATATATGATTGAGCATACGGTGCTAAAATTCCTGCCATTCTGCCTTGAGGATTAACACCTGCTACTTCAGCCGCGCCCAGAATATCCCTAGTCAATCTATCTTCGCTTTCAGTACCGCCTGCTATTCCTTCTGCTAACGCAGCAATACCTTTTTCTCCTGCGCCAAGAATACCAAACAATCCTGCAGCCGCCATATCTGACAAATAAGCAGGTGCTTGTATGTAAGGACGAAACATATCTGGCGCTTTTTCACGAAAACCACTGAAACTAATTTCACCTGCATTGCCTGCAAATGTTTTAGACAAATCAAGCATTTCGTTACCGTAATCTTCTACGACATCACCAAACCTATTGTCTTTGTTAAAGCGTCTATCTAGCTGCCTAGTGAAATAATCCTCTAACGCGCCAAAAATATTTCTATTTTCAGTTGCCACGATTATCTTCCTCCATAAATGGTATGGTTAATAAACCGCCTGCGCCTGACGCTGTAAGGTTTCTAAGATTAGACAATCTGGGATCAAAACGTGCAAAACGTGATCTAACATCTTCTGGATTGTAACTTATTTCTGTCATTTTGCCTGATGCTTCTGGAACTTTAGCGCCTGTAAATCCTGCGCCCTCTAATATTTCTGTCATATTATCGTTACCAAAAGTTTCTCTAAGCTTTGCAAGTGTAACTATGCCATCTTGATAGCTGTCAATATATACATGTATTTTTGGATTTTTCTTATGCTCTATAATAACTTGATCACCATCACTAATTATTGCGACATTAAATTCTGATCCTTCACCTTCAAAAGCTTGCCCTATCTTTTTAGCGTTTTCTTTTCCAGTTCGCTTGGAAGCATCAAAGGGATTATCTGATCTAACAGATACAGGCAAAATGTTTGAACCTTCAACAATATCATCTTCAGTTCTGCTTTGAGCATACCGTCTTGCTCTATTAGGGTTTGTCGTTGTGTAAAAACCTTGACCGTAAAGATTTTGTCTCTTCCCTAACTTAGAAGGATCGACTGCTTTAATATCGTCTATCGTGCCATGATAGGCAGGAGTAAAGCCCATTGCTTCTGCTCTTTCACTTCTACTTGCAGCATCCATAGGCAAATCATAGTTTTGTGATAAATACATATTTAACTGCGTATTGGCTACATCATCACCCATATCAAGCATTTGATCTGTAACCTGATCAGCTTTACCTGCGTTAAGCAAACCTAAAATCTCATCTCCGCGATTTTTTACAGGAGCCTTTAAACGATTTAACAAACCCATTACCATTTTACTTTATTCGCCCAAAATGCTGCAGACATTTTACCCTTGGAAATATTCTTTGCATGCCTTGCTTTAAAGGATTTAGCACGTTTAGTCATCTTTTTATCGCCTGTCTTGCCCTGTTGACCGAACCTAATAGTTTTTACTTTGTCACCTTCTTTAGCAACAACGACATGTGATTTAGTTTTGTGATTAGGTGTTCGCTTTGGCTTGTTGTAGCCGCTAACTCCTGCACGTTCTAAACGACTATCTTTCTTCTTAGCCATATTAGCTTAATAAAGTTGGTGGTTGATTTCTGCGGCGCATCTCCTGATCACGCAACATTGCTATCATTTGCATAGGATCTACCATTTCTGGCCTTAGTTCTTGCTGCAACAAACCTTCTATAAATGGATTAACCATGTCTTTTATCTGTTGATTATTTAACGGTTCTGAAGATAAAGGGCTGTTTACATTTGGAAACGATCTAGTCCTGTCAAATTTTGCCCTGTCAGCATCACTTGGATCTAAAGGTGGCAATTCATTTACTACTACGTTTTGTTGAGGGGTATTACTTACGTTGTTATTAGCAACCATAGCACTCACGCCTGACGGTCTGTTTTCCATACCTGCCTGTGCATAAGTTCTTGGCCTGTTGTAACCATATGGTGCTACGCCTGCTAAATTTAACAAGCCGCTATACAATCCTGCGCCCTTAAATGTATCTCCTGATGTGTTCACGCCGCCACCATCTATCGCATCAATGTGAGCAGGAACATAGTTCCCTGTATTCATATCAAAATAGCCAAAACTTTTATCATTTTGACTTGCCAATATTCTTTTACGTTGATCATCGCTTGGGCCGCTATCTGAAAATTCCATATTTTTACCAGAACCTTTGCCCCCACCAGCAGAACGAACAGCCTCAGATTGTGAACTAGATGGGCTGTATGCAGCTTGACGTTCTTTTTCTTTTACTTTTGTCAGTTTGCCACCCTTAAAAGTATAAGCCATTTACTTCTTTTTACCGCCTTTTTTCTTACCGTATTTGTGCATTACTTTTTCCTTTTTGGTTTTTTAGCTGTTTTTTTGCTGTCTCTAAAAGCTTTTTCTGTTGGCGCACCCTTTGCGCCTTTTGCTCTCATTCTCTCTGGCGTTTTCCCTGCTTTTTTCTGCGCCTTTATGCGCTTACGTTTTGCTTGAATATTAGAATATAATCCACGTTTTGCCATGCGCATCTCCTAAAATTAATTTGAGACTAACACATTATGCAATGCCACGCAAATTCCTTCTTATAGGTTCACCCCAACTTTGTAACGGACGATAACCTACAGCCATATATCGCCAAGCGTCAGCACCATGTGAAGTCCAATCATGCAACGGTCTGCCACGCCATGTTTTGTTTTTTTCATCAAAATCTCTACGATATTGACGTAATGCCTCAATGCCACGATTGCATTTAGTTTCATCAAAATAGCATCTAGCTATCATTGTTCTTGCTGCTTGTATGCCATCTTCTATTGAAAGCTTTGGCGCTATCTCTATGTTTCGTATGCCAAGAGCATCTAACACTTCTAACCTACTTTTGCCTGTGCCAAGTTCTTTTACCTGTACATCATGCGGTAGAATGTGTTGTTCGTAATGGTATTCTTTACTCAGCAAAACCTTTGCATAATGATCTAAACCTACGCCACTATTTTCATAATAATCAATAACTCTGACTTCACCACCGCCTAAAAACTGACAAAACCAAATAGATGTGCTGTCACCTATTCCCAAATCCCAAGCAGTAATTACTGACATTGCAGGATCATAAGGAACATTAGTAACCCTATCCTCATTGGTGGCGTTTTTCATTTCTACTGCGTAATAAGCGCCCTGTATTGCTGCTTCGAACGAACACTCAAATTCTTGTTCATAACGATCTTCACCCATTGTGCGTTTAGCTTCTTTTAATTCTTCTTTGTCTAATATGTTGGTTTCAGAAGCTTTGTGCATTGCGGTAAACCAATTAGGATTGTCTTGCGCATCATGCCACAATTCCCAAAATTCGTTTTTACCTTTGGGCGTACTAATAAATGTGCAACTTCCATGTCTGTCTGATATTGCAGGCCGCAACACTGTAGGCCAAGCTGAAGCAGGAAAGTCTGCCATCTCATCACAAACTATGCTATCAAAATATAAACCGCGCATAGCATTATAATTATCTGCGCCATAGACGCGAAATCTGCTTCCATTACTAAAGTCTATCCTTAATTCGCTGTTGTTAATTTTTCTATTAGGAATGTCTTGAGTGTACTCTAGTGCATAATCCCAAGCTACAGCTTTTGCTTGTGAAAGATATGGAGCAATGTACGCTACTCTTACACTTTCTTTCTCCACTGAAAAACATGACCTAATTAAATCATTTATTGCCGCTACTGTTTTACCAAACCTTCTGTGCGCAACAATAATAGCAAACCGTTCCGTCCTGTTGTGAAAGTTTTTTGCTTGTTTGCGCGGCTTGTAATCAATCTCTATTACATCTTCCATTTTAATTTAACCACATGCTCTAAGCCACCATCAACTTCTGCTTTGACCTGCATAGGTAATACTTTACCCATAAGAGACATAAATGATTGTGGATTTTCTATAGCCTGATGTTCTAAGTAAGAAACCATACCTTCTTTCTTGGCTTCTTCTACAAATCTAGGATCAGCTTTATCAGGATCATCGTATCTTGCTAAGACAATATTCTGTCCTGCTCTATCTGCTGCTTCTAATATAGCATCTTTCAGTAGTCTTGGAACTTTATTACCTGTTCCTTTTTTTCTACCAGATCCTTCTACTTTAGATATTTGTTCTTCTTTTGTACTCATATGTCCGTCCTTACAGGGTGCGTCTATACTTCATATAATATAACCTAAAAAGATTACAAAAAAAAGCCCCCCGAAGTTTTATGGAAAAAAGGAAACGCTTCGAAGGGCAGTTAAGGCGTATCTCAGGGAGGTTTATAACACGCCCTGAGTGACATTGTATCATCTTTTAATAATTATTAATAGCTGTCAACGCTTCTTTGTAAGGCTGTATGTCTGCCTCAGTAACTAACCCCTTGTTCAGAAGCTTCTGCGCTTCAGTTCCGTTTATATAATGCTCATCTACTGGTTCGCCACGTTTAATTCTTCCTGCGTTTATTTTAAATGGATCAGGAGTATATTTGTTATCGCCTGTTAAATCACGAAACTCAGGACGCCTTGTTGATATTTGTTTTGCTGCCCTGTGCATTTCTTTGATTGTAGGCCATGTTCTAGTTTCTAAATTTCCTAGCAGTGCCTCTTCGAAATCATTAAACCAATCTTTATATCCTCTTGTGGGAGCGTTCTTGATAATAACATTTGTAAGTATTTCGGCTTCTCTTTTCATACCCTCACTGTTGTTTGTAATTGCTCTAGGCGCATTTAAACGTCCTATCATTGATAGAAACATTTCTTTTAATTCTTCATTTCTCATTCATCATCTCCTGCAAAACTTTGTCTTGAATATTAACTGTCGCTAATTCTATTTCATTTGTCCACCGTTCTTGTCTTAACCAAGTTCTAGCATGTGGAACAAACTTCATATCCTGATTACAAAAATCTTTAATACTATCTGCGTAGGCTTTAATACCATCTAAGATAACATCAGCCTCAGCTTTACTTAATGCTGTGATAAAAGATTGTTTAGCTGCCATCTTATTTAACTTTCTTGGATAGTAACTCCAAAATTCATCAAATAATTCATCTATATTATTAGGTTTATTTCCAAGGTTATTTATTACAAGGTTATTCATACGCAGATTTTGCGTATCCCCATGCGCAGATTTTGCGCCACCCATACGCAGATTTTGCGCATCGTCTGAGTTCCAAGGAGTTCCAGTAAGTTCTAATATGTAGCTATTAGTTGTTTTACCGCCTGTTTCCCTGTATTGTGCTTTTCTTTCTAATAAACCTGCTTGTTCTAAAGTAACTATATGTGTTTCTACAGATCGTCTTGACATCTCACATAAATTTGCAAGGCGATTAATGCTTGGGAAACATTCACCTGTTTCTCCGTTATGGTGGTCTGCAATCCAATATAAAACTATTTTAGTGGCAGGCTTTAAATTAGTTTGCTTCATAGCTAATGCTGTCATATAATGCGACATGAGGCATCCTTTCTGTTGTGGTCTTTGGTTGTTTCACTTCTCTTTAGACTGACCCTCTGCTTCGGTAGGGGGTCTTTTTATTTAATCATATTTAAAGTAATCTGACAAAGCTTTTACTGTCGTATATTTAACATCATCAAATTCTCCATCTCTAATCCTATATACAGTGTGACGCGATAAGCCTGTCTTACTGCATACATCTGCAGGGCGTTCATCTTTCAATAAAGCCTGCACATCTTTTAGTGTCAGCATTGTTTCCATAAATTTTTTTCCTTTATTTGCGTAATTAGGGTTGTGTCTACGCTACATTTATGGTAGATGCAAGATACATTTTGGAAAAAAGGATAAAAAAATGTCAGAACAGAAAAGACCACCGCAGGTTACGCTTAAACTTTTTATAGCAACTGCAATTAATGATTACACAATGAAAGCACTAGACACTGGTGCGCCTATGTTTCCTGCTGAAGCACACAAAATATTAGATGACGCAATCGACAGTGCTTTTGAAGCATACGAAAAGCATGGATCTTTTGCAGGTCTTAAAGCACCATACGGATTATTTAAGGAGAAGGAAGATGCCTAAAGCACTACCAAAAAAATTATTAGAAACACTAAAGACAATAGACATGACGCAAGAAGAAGCCACATGGGATGTTCACGGCACACCTGTTCTATTACATAAAGCTTGTGAAAGAATTGCTGCCGTAAATAATATTGTATTTGATGCGCCAGTTATGATCGAAAGTGACGCAGGTAAAAAACACGCGATTATGTGTGTTACTGGTCATATGGGTGACAACACTGAATGGTCTATTGGCGAAGCTACACCTTACAACAACAAAAACAACTACCCATTTGCTATGGCAGAGAAACGTGCCAAAGACAGGGTAATATTAAAACTAATAGGATTGCATGGTCACGTTTACAGTCAAGCAGAAGCAGATGAATTAGAAGAAGCTATGCCAAAAAAAATAATGAACCTAGACACAGAAGCTAGGGTAGATGCTGCTATTACATTTTATGAAGATTGCAACACAGACAAATTTATAGCTAATGAAAAGCGGTATAAAAATTTATTAAACAGCGCAGATATAACAGAACCGCAATACAATGCTGTTGTAGAAGCGCACAACAAAAGAAAAGTGGAGTTAACAATATGAAAGTTATTACAATATTCGGGCGTCTTACCAAAAACGGTGAGGTTCGTCAGACGGACACAGGGAAGTTTGTTACCTTTTCTGTGGCGGTTAACGAAGGTTACAAAGAAAATCAAACAGCAATCTTCTTCGATGTAGCCTATAATCGTGAAGGCATTGCGCCATACTTAACAAAAGGTAAGCAGGTCACAGTGCATGGTGATTTCAAAACCAGTGTATATAACGACAAGACCTACCTAAAGATACAAGCTTACAAAGTAGAGTTAGGATCTACGATAGAGGGCGCACCTAAAAATGTTGCTGAAGTATCTGACCAAAACAACAGAATGGCAGAGGGCCAAAAAGTTGAGGCACAAGATTTCGATGACGAAATACCATTCTAAAATTCAAGTCTACATCAGGGATGGGCAACTACTGCCTGTCTCTGAGCATGACAGTCAACAGCTACAGGAAGCAAAGCAGGGGCAAACTTACAACCTGCAAGCCACAGGAAAACGGTCAAACCCACATCACAGCTTGTATTGGGTGACATTGAGTAACGTGGTAAAAGCTACAGGGCGTTGGCCTACCGCAGAACATTTGCACAATGAATTAAAGTGGGCATGTGGTTACGTTAAGATGCGTTGGAATAATTTAGCAAGCGCACACATGAGAATGATCGACAGCATCAACTTTGATGAAATGGATCAAAAAGAATTTAACCAATATTTTGAAATGTCGATGGCAAAACTATCTGAGGCTGTAGGTTATGACGTACTATCGCCCAACGTATGAAACTAACAAACATCTAATTAAAGAAGAAGAGCTTGCACAATACGCTGCGTTCAAATGGAACTGCGAAATGCGCAAACAAGACAAGTATAATCAATTTGATTATGTTGCCTTAAATAAAGGCAGTGTCAGAGCGTTTGTTGAGCTACGGTGCAGAAACAATAATTATGCACAGTATCCAACGTGTTTTATTACGGCTAATAAACTGTCAGGCGCACACGCTATGCACCAAGCCACAGGACTAAAAATATTATTTCTTGTAGGGTGGAAAGATAAAACAGGTGTTGCTAATCTAGTAAAACAATATCCTATATCAATAGGCGGCAGAACTGACAGAGGTGACAAAGCAGACATGGAAGCAGTAGCAGAGATACCAATATCGGAGTTTACAATAATATGACCCAATATACCGAAGAGCAAATAATGATAAGAGCAATGCCTTGCCCGAAGTGTTTTGCACAACCAAGGGAATTATGTAATAGAAAGCCACAAGAGAATGGTATCGTCAGAAACCATCGTGAGCGCATGGAATTATTCCATGAACATGTTTCCCAAGTAGGGGTAGGTCTAATGTGGTTTGAAACTCACCATGTAGCAACAACACAGGAAGCTTTTAATCAGATGCAAAGTTATGACGAACCTAGCTAACAAACCACCGCTAGGTTTGAAAACTAAAACAAAGAAAAAAGACGCAAAGCATTTAGACAAAATAAGATCCATGCCTTGCTGTGTCTGTCAGAAGTTTGGGCAGGTGCAGCTTAGTCCGACAACAGCGCACCACGTTATCCATGACAGGTATGGCACAACAAAATCTAGTGACCTGCAGGCCATACCCTTATGTGATGGACATCACCAAGCATTGTGGGATAAATCGAAAGATTGTGCAATACATGACAACAAAAGAAAATGGCGTGAACTTTATGGTGCTGATTGGAGTTATTCAGTCCAAGATACGGAGATATAAAGCACTGGCCCTTTTTCTGGATGGCAAAAAACTTTTTGCGCTTCGATACTTGTAACCTGTTTATCATCCAAAATAATACCATCCATTCCGCTTATACCGTCTTTGGCTATTTTTACAATGTTATCAAGATCAGGTTTAGCAATAGGTTTTAAAACGCCATACTCTGCTTCTAATCTTTTTACTTTGGGCCATGATTTAGGTATGTCCATAAATGCTACAACTTTTACATGACAAAACCTACCTGTTGGTTTGAGTTTCATTTCCTGCATTTTAGACCAAGCTGCAGCCTGTATGCGTTTTTCATATTCTCTAGTTTTAGTCGGAGTATATGCGTGACCTGCCTTAGTAAACCTTGGCCTGCCCTTGCCTATTGGCTGTCCAGAAACTTCTATTTCTACTTGGTTTAAGGTTACGATCATAAAGCTTTGTAACTTTTTTTAAAAATAATGCAAATAATGCTTGTGCATATGTATCGTACATGATACAACCTAAGTATAGGAAAAGGAGAAGTGTAATGGACGATTTTTATAAAAATATGAATAATGTAGTAGTCACTCACAATGGCTCACCCATTTCGATTGCGCACCACAGGAATGACAATGGACGCGATCAAACAGAAATCGCCTTGATCAACGAAGAGGATACTACTGGCGGTATGCCGATTTATTTCTACGGATCTACCCTTGATAGTTTGATCGAACAATTAACCACAATTCGCAATGATTTAGATAGCGGCAAATATGACCAAGGACAAATCCTTGGCTTACCAGAAGAAGAAGGAGAAGTATAATGAGACTATATACTAACAACAAAGGCGAATGGACAGGCACACAAGCCGATGCCAAAAAAGCTTGGGGCAAAGACACGGCGCTTGTAGAAGTGCCAGTTAGCAAAGAAGCCCTGATGAAATGGCTTAACAAGTGTCGGGTTGTTTCTCAGTCACATGCTGAGATAGCACAACAATTCAATACGCCCACACCTGATGATGATGCGCGATTGTATATAACGCCTAAAGGCCGCGCAGCATTGTCAAGAAGCGCAACAAGCATTGATGAATTAAATCGACATGATGTTCACGATGTTGTTGCAAATTGTGACCGCAAGCATTTAGGTTCTGCCCTTAGTGCAATTATCAACCGACTACATGATGAAGTGGATGAAGTATAATGCTGATAGTTAAAGCAGAAGATTTAGACCCGATCTTAAATTGGCTTCGAACATGCCCATGCTCATACAGCGTAAGTTCGATGCAGGGCGGTAACGTCCATGTTAAGTTCATACTCAATGTTGTGAACATCGAAGAGAAGAAGAAACAATTTTCTTTGAGTGATGAAGCAGAAGGTGGGGCATAAGCCCCCCTCATAAAAAATTTAATTATTTTATCTACAAGTGTTGACAATATTTAATGTATCGCGTAAGATACTTATTATAGGAAAAAGGAAAAGCAAATGACTGGTACAAATTACGCATACATCGAAGAAAGATCAGCATGGTTGTCAACAGAGTTTGGCGAAAAGTTAGCTAGAAAATACTTTGGCGGTCACGTTGATGATTTACCACGTTATGTGCGCGGCAAGCGTAAAGGACAACTTAAAGGTCAGTTTAACTGGATGAAGGTAGAAAGAGGTGGTTGGGTTCATGGATTTCATTCACCTGTTTTCGGTCATATTAAAGGCAAAGGCGTTGAGAACAGAAAAGGTAAAATTATCCGCGCCATGTTAACCATACCTGTATGGGGCGGTCAGGACGAAGTGATTGCTCTTTATGTAAGAGATGGTTCTGAACTTGACGGTTTAAACCGATATCACCTCAAAGAAAGAGGGGTAAAACTTTTTGAAGCTAATGACGCTGACCCTTATTACGGTATTTCACTAATGGATCAAGAACAGCCAGTAAAAGATCCACAATCAAAACTAGACATAAACTAAAGCAGGAGAGAAAGCATGACACAATTTAACACAGACATAACATTAGACATCAGAGGCCATGAGTTTAAAATAGAAATTTATGGTGACGTAGACAGAGATGGTTGCGCAGAAAACATAGAAATGTTTTGGCAAAACTTTGTAACCAAACAACAAAAAGATTTACCAAAGCGTGTTCGCACATACATCGAAAAGCAGTACGCTTACGAAATTGACGATGCAATTAGTTTAGCATCAATAGAGGATGGTGACTTCGAATATGATTGTTGGAAGGAGCGTTACACATGAACCCTGATGATAGAGAAGAAAATTATAATGAAGATTGTGATTGCTACGGCTGCGCCACTATGCGTCACGAATGTTGGTATGATTATATAGAGAGAAGAAAGAAAGAGAAGGAACAAAATGAAAGACTATGAATTTACATTTGATAGTGAATATGGCGTTTACTTTGGAATGATTGAAGCGCCAGATGAAAAAACATTTCTGGAAGAAATTAGAAAGCAATACCCACACGATAAAGGTGCGGATGGTTACTTTGACTGTCCTGACACTGGGGAAGAAAAACCGATAAAGTGGGGTGATTTGTAGTGGATTACTGGACGCTTCTCACGCTAGGCTATCAGGTACTTGAACACACTATGTACGTCAGTATTTGGTTTTCTAGTGAAGAAGATTGTTGGAGCGTACTTTTAAATAACGGTACGCTTTACGATCAGATAAATGCACAAGAAGGTTATTGTGATGTAAGTGACGTAACCTCTAAGCTAGTTAAACCTAAACTAAGACCTTGGTGATGACATGACATACAGGCACAATCTTCACCCTGCGGATGCAAGCTTACTGAGGCATTTACGGCAGTTAGTGGATAGGCTTCAAGATGAACAGCATAGATTAGACGCCCATCCAAACGTAAAACAAGATTTGTTTAGAGCAAGAGAAGAATTAAAAGAATTTACATCTAAACTACGACAAAGAGGAGTAAATATATAGTGGAACAATGGAACGAAATGCTGCAACGGCATAAAAGAGAACGTGTAGAAGCACTGCAATCACTGTCAGAAAGCGGATACACACAGACACAAGCAGCTAAAATACTTGGCTGCAAGCTGTCAAAACTTAATACTTACGTTAAACGTTATGATATTGATTGGAAAGTAATAAGACAGGGTGTTCGATCATAAGATGGTGTGACCAGAATAGAAAAAGCAGGACTTAATTTCTGTGAGAAAAAAGGAAACTACTCTGGTCACTTACATTTTATAACCAAGCTTTTACAGAAAAACAAGGACAGGCTTTAGAAGCATACTCATTATGTCCAGACACTTTAGTAATGCTTGGAAACTGCTTTTTGTAATCTTCTATCAGTTGACGCAAAGATGCTTCCTGCTCTGGCGTAAAGCTGTCGCTAAATTCTCCATCAGCAACACCACCTCTGCCCCCAACTAGGCTTACACCTATGGTAGTCTTGTTTCTGCCCCCTACATGCGCTCCTGTGCGCTCTACAGGGCGTCCGTAGCCTACTGAACCATCTCTGTGAACAATACTATGATACCCTATGTCAGACCATTTACGTTCATCAACGTGCCATCTGCGGATCTCAGCCACGACATCTTCTACTGGTTTGTCTGCCATCCAACTAGGATTAGTTGCTGTAGCGTGAATAATTATTTCGTCTATATCTCTCATTTTTTACTATCCGTTTTTTTAAGTTTATCGAATGACCTCATGCCACCCATTCCAAGCATCCCAAGCAACAATGGCATCATTACTGACATATCTGCTTGAGGTATGTTGAAACCAAATCCCATTGCAATAGGAGCCACCATATAATTTATGCCAAGTGATATTCCTCCGATCCAACCGATAAGTGGACGCCAAGACGATTGAAACCAGTTGCCTTGAGCATCGGCTTTAAGTATTTCAAGTTGCGCCATAGCCAGTTCTTGCGCATGTTTGTCGCTCATGGTTGCAATTTCATGCGCTAATTTTGCAGCTTGATCTTTGTCTTGTATTACCTTTCCAAGCAAACCACTGACAGGTTCAATAAGTTTATCTATCATGTATCTTTATTCCCTACGTTTGTGAAACCATAATAGCTTGCAACAATAGCAGCAATACTGACATAATAAATATTGCTCATGCTACTTAGCATTACTGAAGCTTGTGGTAACTCCATCCATTCTGTGAAAACAACGCCAAATGGAAAGAGCAACATACCAAATAAACTGAACCAACACATGCGTCTTTGCGCATCTCTACGGGCATCATTGTCACTCATAATGCGCCTGCGATCCTCTAGCATTATTTCACGTTCTTCGGGATCTATTTTTCCGTTGTCGTTTAAGTCGTATTTTTGTTTGGGCATCTGCATACTCCTGACATATGCGCCTATTATAACCAAGAATAATTAATTTGCCAAATTTATCGTAAGCAGCCCACTTTTTGCCATGTTCGATAATTACAGGTTCTTCACCTCTAGGCAAGCTACCTTCATGCTGTTGTGCGTCACTAGTATTTTTGCCTTTTCTGCCTGCGCTAGACATTGCTCTTTGTCCGAATAAGTGCCGATCTGGTAATATTTCAGATTATCGGTGTTTATAAAATGTAAAAATATCAAAACATAAATCATGGAAAATAATCCCTAACGTCTATCCAACCCATATAGTGTAAGTAAGCTGCAGACCCAACAAACGTAAAAATTAACAATACTATTATTCCAACAATCGTAACCATTAACTCTTGCTGCGCAATAGCGTCACGCCTTGCTTGCGCTTCAGCTTCCCTTTTTTCTGCAAGAACTTCTCTACGAATTTTTAAAAGTTCTAGGTATTTTGATCTTCCGTAGGTCTGTGTAATCCACTCTTTAAGCTCTTCTTCAGCTTCCGCTGCTTGTCTAATTTTAGCCCAACGATCCATTGCCGTAGCATTTGCACTTTTGCTTGATATACCTTTTTTCTGTAAAGTTTTCTTTGCTTGGTCAGTTGCGTCAAAGAATTGTCCTATTTGTTTGCTAAGACCTGCAATAGACTTGCCTGCCGCAAGCCCTGATTTGATGCCTGCTAATATTGTAAATACTTCCATATTTACCTACCGTCAGAGTTCATCGGGCGTCTTGTCAGGTATTCCATTGTGTTTTCTAAGGTTTTTATCCTAGCTTGCAATTTAACAATCTGATTAAACTGTAACAGGAAACCTTCTTGGGTTTCGTAAACATCTTCAAATTCTTCATAGATTTCGTCAATAGTTTCACCACCGTCCTCTTCAACTTCTATAATGTAATCTATGATTTCATCTATTCGCTCAGTGTTTTCTTCAACATCACGAATAAGGTTTGTGCGGTCAGTAGCATTGTTCTCAATAGTTAGGGTTTCTACTTGCTCTGTAAGACCTTCAATAATTGATGCCTGAGAAGAAGCATACCATATACCACCACCCACAGTAGATACAATAGCTACCACCGCACTAGCAGCAACCGCGATATTTACCTTGGGCAGATCCATTTAATAACCGTTAGCAACCAATTTACTAAACTCACCTGACATCAGTTTTTTCTTGATGTATTCGTTTAGCTCTTGGCTACCTAGTTTTGCGCCGCACTCTTTCATCCACATCTCAATAACAACAAAAGGTATAGACCCTGCAAGCCGCATGTCCGATTTACGGTTATGTCCATCTATGTTGCGCTCTTTATTAAAATCTAAAATGCGCTGAATATCCTGACTGCGGTTAATTACAATTTTGCCATCTTCATCAAAATATCGTGTTTGTACGCTCATTTTTTAGCTTTCTTTTTTTTTGGGGCTACACCACCAATCCAAGCTTCATTGGTTTCTGTAGTTGGATCATCTGCTTTTAAATGACCTTTAGCGTTTCTTGCTCTTTTAGGTTTAGATGCACCAAGCTCTAATGCCATGCCTGCCTCCACCATCGCCGCACCTGTTTCATCATCTATTTCTAACTCTTGGCCTTTCGCGCATGGGCTACCGTTTGCCCAAGGGTTTCTGTCACTTGTAATCTTTATTCTCATTTCATTCTCCTGTTGTGGATGGGGCATTTCTGCCCCACCTATTTTTATGATGCGTTGATGTCTGCAACGATACCATGTGCTTTTTGCGAAGTTACCTGTAAGCCATATTCGCAGGAAATTAAGCGGCGTTCTGACAGCCCTGTTTTCGCCAACGCTTCTTGCTTGGCAGTCTGTAGATACGCAACCTCTGCATATGATGGATCAAGAACAAGTACGTCAGGTGTATAATCTACACTTGACACTGTTCTGACACGCATATGGCGATTAGGCGCAATTTGAACTTCCCCGAAGTCGGAAATATATACGTCAATCGCAGCATTTAATTTACTATCTTCTGCTTCTTTGTAACGTGTTGCGTTACCAGTGAAGGTAGAAATTTTTTGCTTTTGCGCTGAACCACACATAACAACTTTAGGTGTAGCACCAGAGTTCCAACAACTAGCAATAACAGTTTTTAAAAGTGCTTCTGTTATAGGGCGAAGTGTACCGTCAGTTGCCGCAGCATTGACAAATCCACTTTCACCAGAGCCAGAAGTTGTACCGTTAGCACCTGAACCACCACGCGATACGTTGGAAGTTAGATACGCAGGTAAACCTGCAGTTGCCCTAGCAGTACCAGAAGCACCTGCATTTGCAGCTACGTTAGATAGAAGCATAGCTTCCATGTCACGCTTTAGCTCAGAAAGCTTGTAAGCAACCTGTTTTGCTACTGTTTGTGCGTTTGCAACACCATTTACAGCTTGGTTAGTAGAAGAAACTTCTACAACTTTAGCTGAAATTTGTGTGTAACCACCTTTACGAACAGCGTTAGTTGGTGCTGTGTTGGAAAGACCAACGTCACCCTCTATCTGTCTGTTTGCGCCAGTTGCAGCAAGATCAACTTCACTCCACTCAAAGTAGGTATTATCTACGTTCCTAGAGCCGATTGTACTCATCAGTAAAGTTTCAGTTGGACTTATAGAAGCCATTGCTTCTGATAAATCTTCGCGGATTGTTGTGACATCATATGTCTCATTTGTATTAGCTGTTACAGCCATGATTTTAGTCCTTTTGACAAAAGATTAAGATAGTAGCCAGTTAGCAACATCATCTGCGCTTCCTGACCGTTTCATTGCGTCTAATGCCTTGTCTTTATTTCTGCTTTGAGCCGCACTTGCAGACCGTTTAGCTGCAGGCTTGACCACAGGCCGCGCACCTTCAGCTTTTTTCTTAGCTGTTGGTTTGTTGGCTTGTAGCTTTCGCCATTTAATAGCATCACTAAGGATCATAACTTCTTCGGCAGTTTGCACAGTGCTGATTTGATCATCAGTCAACTTGTAATGCTCTTTCGCGTTTTCTGTCATTTCCTTAACAAAAACTTGACGCTTTGTTTCGTCCTTAAACTCAGGCATCCATTCAGCTAACCGCATGGCTTGCTGATTTAGACTTTCTGCATGTATGCGATCTTTCTCTTGTTGATCACGTTGTGCAACCCACTTAGCGTTTTGTTCCCATTGTTGACGCTGCTCTACAGCCCTACGATACTCTTCTGTTCTCATATTGTATCCTAGAAGATCAGTGTCTTTCATCTCTTCTGGTGGATACTCAGGGATTGCAGGTATAGCACCGTTTTTTGCTTGCTCTAGCATTTGACTTAGTATTTGACGCTCTTGAGAAACTTCCTGTTGCAGTTGTTCGAAGTTCTTACGGTTTTCGGCAACTTCAGTCATTCCTTTTTGGATATACTTTTGTCCTGAGTAACCCCTTTTCAGTTCATCCAGAGTGACTTCTTGCTCTTGTCCATCGACTTTGACCATGTAAGTTTCTGGTTCGACTGTTGGCTCTAATTCCTCAACATCCTCAGTATCAGGTATTTCATCATCGATGTCTGATACATCATCGACATCAACATCTTCGGCAACTTGCTCTTCAGCTTCGGTTTCTGTGTCCAGAATTGCCTCCACTTCTTTATCAGTTACTTGATCTTGATTTTTAGGCACTTCCATAATCAAATTTTCGGCAACCGCGCCCATGTCGTCACCGTTGATTGGGTTAGTCTCTTCCAAGGTGCTTTCCCTTCATATTAATGAGAGTTACAGCGTCTATATTCGCGTTTAGCAATCTCTCTATTTCATTTAATGCCCTAAGTATGGCGTGAGCATCCTCACGTTTCTCCACCTCTGGGGCGCTGCTACTTGCGAAAACGCTTAACTGCATTTCACGCAAATCCTGTACGGCTTCCTTAAACCGATCATCTTCCAATAATGATTTGGACTTTTTAGCTTTTAATTCAATAGCCGCCAGATCCATTCATTCCACCCATCATTTGTTCATTGTGCTGTCTTACAGCATTTTGTTCCTGTTTAATAGCTTCTACGTCAACGGCTGTTCCATATTTGCCTAACAACTCAGCAACCTTAACGGCTAAATCTTGAACCATTTCATCTCTAGCTAAATCATCTTTCATAGCTAATTCGTGCATTTTATACTTATTATCCATTTGCATTTTTGCCATGTCCATCTGTGCCTGCGTCTGCGTTTTCATTGCTTCTGCTTGCACGATGGCTTGCGTTGGATCTTGTTGTTGCGCCATCTGCGCCATCATCTGTTGTTGCTGTTGAGCCTGTGCCATCATTTGCTGTTCTATTTCTGGTGACATAGGCATAAAATGACGGTCAATATTTCTTATACCGCCTAATGCTAAAATATCTGCTAGTGTGTTTCTAATTTGTGTAAGCGTAACCACTCCGTTAGTTGGCCCATAAGTTTGATAAAGTTGCTGTTGAATACCAAACGCTAATTGTAAAGCCGCAGCACGTTCATTTTCGCGCCCTGTACCTAAACCAACATTAACGGACAAATCCATTTCTGCAGACCAAGCTCTAGGATCTACTGGTACAAACTGACCATTTAATCGCATGACTTCTTCTTTATCTGTATTTTTTACATACAAATCTAACATAAGCTTAAACAGACGTTTCATGCCACCTTCTGCTAGGTTTCGCGCAATAACTTCTGCCTGACCTGCCTGACCTTCCATAGAAGCGGCTATGCTTGTAGCTGTAGCACTTTTTAGCACATCAGGATCTAACCCCTGCGCCATCTTGCTAACACCTGTTTTATTGTCTACTACCTGATCAAAATATTGTAATGCAGGCAAAGTTTGCGCTGCGGTAAAAGGCACTGACATTTCTTGAACAGCATTTGGCGATTTTACTCTTACCACTCGTCCGATTTCGTTGTTCAGTAAATCTTCGACATGAACCTGACCATCTAGTATTTGAACTGCAGGATTGTTTGTCAGTGCTGCGTTATCTAATATGCCGCGAAGCATAGATGTTGCTGCGTCTTGGTCTGTTATTGTTAAATCAACCAGTGACGTTCCAAAGAAAGCGTGTGGTTCTGGATCAATCTCAAAAATAGAATACGGCGCATGATCTGCTTCGTAGAATTGCAAAAGCTTGTGATTAGCGCCTACGCATAAAAATTGATAAAGCTGCGGAACGCCTGACCCTTCAATGTCAAGCTCCATATAAGCTGTTGTTAATGTTATTTTCTTTGATGAACCAGAAATGTTTTCATCTTCACCATCGTCAACCGCATAACCTCTGCGCTCAAATTCAGCTTCGTCATCTGATGCAGAATATTCTGTATGATCAAGACCTTGCAAATCATCTAAGCTAAAACCCATAGCCAATATATCAGAAACACGCATTTCTGAAGTATGACCGCAAACATAAAAATCTTCGATGCTTCGTGCGTTTCTATCTACAAAAAAATCTTCTGGCGGCACACTTTCTATACAAATTTCACCGTCTGATATATTTCTAATTAATTTAACGTCATGTATAGGCGTTTCAACTTCTATACCATCTTCACTCATAGAAGCAGCCATTTGCACTTCATGCTCAAGAACTTCTACGTTGTCATCAGAAACAAGCAGCGTAAATTCATCTTCTGATAAACCTGTTAACGTGTGCGTTTCTTGCTCCATGCTTTCGTTGTAATAAACATAAGCCACACCAGTTTTCTTAACCAACGCATCTTGGAAAACATCGTTTATTAACTTGTAGCCATTGTGCTGTTGAAACTTGTAATTAATAAACTGTGTCGCTTGTTCTGCCGCCTGCACATCTTCTGCACCCCTTGGCACAAATTCTACAGGTTTTTCGGTTGCTAAGAATACACGTTGTAATGATGGCTTTATACCACGAACAACTTCACGACATTTAGACGAAACCACACTAGAACGTCCGTCCTCATGCCCTAAATCACATTCTAAATCGTAATAACGCTGCGCTTTAACTCTTTGCGGTTCTATTTCTGCGTCACAAAAATCAATAGCGTCCGAAACTGCTTTGGAAACTATGTTTTCAATCTGTGTTTTATCTAGTGGCTCTAACCGCATATTTTATCCTTACATATTTGGAAGTGTGCTTGACCCTAGCATACGCAACAAGCCAAGTCTGCCTTGATCCTTAACTAATTGATTGCCCATGTATTGTTGACCAACAGATGAACCCATCAAATTATTTCTAACTGAAGGAAGCATTGTTCCTGCGACAGCCGCATAACCTGCCATTTTTGGATCTTGTGTCAGGGCATAAGTACCTGCGCCAAGTCGTGCAGCTTCTTGACCTGCCCCACCTGCCCCACTTCCAAGAAGTCTTGGCGCGGTTCCGCTTTGAGGCAATACTTTCATAACTGAACTACCTGCTTGCGCTAAGTTTCCTAAGTCACTCTCTCCAAACAACCTTTTCCGTTTAAATACAGCCGTTGTTGCGCTTGCTAATCGTGACGGAACGACAAGACCTTCATCAAATCCCTTGCCGCCCTTTAACGCCCTTTCTATAGCCAAGAAATCTCTATATCTGCGGTTTGTGTTTACCCAAAGTTCTTTACCTTCAACACCTAAATTTCTATGTATCATTTCTTTTAATTCTGGCAAAATTGCTCTTGCAGCATCGCCTGTTTCATCGCCTTTTCTTGTCATATTATTTAGAGTTTGATGATAATATTTTAGCTGATCCCCTGATAATGATTGACCTGTCTTTTTAGATTGCCGAAAAGCGTTATACATTTCTCTAAAAATTGGACTTCTTTGCGCAGGCGCGATTGCGCCACCGTATGTTCTAAGCGCTGAATTTAAAATACTCATATTTTCTTTTGAAGGAATAACTCTGTTTGCAGCCGTATCAAGGTTATTAATTGTTGAATTAAAGCCTTCAGCCATTTCATCATAAACACGCCGTAACTGATCACCTGTTGCCCTGTTTGCGTCTATACCAATTCGTTTCAACGCAGCGCGACTAAATGCTTCAAAAGCTGCTTCCTGCAAGTTTCTTCCTGCTTGTGTAGCTTCTTCCCATGCCTTTACGTCCACATCGTCAAATTTAAAACCTGCAGTTGGTAGCACACCTTCTTTCTTTAACAACTCTAAATGCTGTTTTGTAGTACCTGATATTTGACCACCTCTAGGACTAATAATTTTTTTAGCTAATGACGGAGTTACCAAAGCTGTAGCTATCTCTACTGGTAATTGTAGTGGAGTATCCTCTGCAGCTTTGCCTGCGAAAAAAGACGTTAACGCAGGTAAAACACCCATTGTAACAACATTCTTCCCTGCCAATGGCAAAAACTCACCAACACGCTGCGTTGCCTCACTACCATATTCTTGTGGTTCATAATCTAAAAAATTAGGTGCTACCGCATCTACGGCAGGTTTAACTTTTCTTTCTGACAAATTACCAATTATAGGAAGTGTTAAGCCTCTTTCCATTCCTTCACGAAATTCGTCTGATGGCTCTCTCCCAGTAATTTTTTCATAACCAAATTCTGTACCTTTTTGCAGTAAATCACCTATAATAAAAGGCAAATCAGCCGCACCTGCAACGCCCCTACCAACACCAGAGGTTAGTGACATTCCGTAATCTTTTGCTCTGTCACCTAAAGTTGGTGGCTCTTTAGGTGTTGTTTCTCCTTCAAACAAATTCATGTTAAACTTGTTTAAAGCAAACTTTTCTATTGCTTTTATTTCATCTAATTTTTTTGTATTGTTTTTTATTGAGTTATAATAAGTAACAATTTCGCTTGCATTTGCTTCGTCTAAATTTATTGTTTCTGACATAACCTTACCCTTGACTTGTTACTTGAAACATATTTATGTTACCAAATTTATCTTGTAATTCTTGGTTAAACTTGTTTCTATCCCTAATAAATTGATCACCAGTTCTGTTCATATAGTCATTAGCAAAATCTACTATTTCTATTTGTCTTTGATACAATGCGTCTGCAGCAAAAAGAATATCCCTCATTGCTTGTTTTGTCATGTTAGGATTAGCAACCATGTTGTTTAAATAATCAACATCACTGGCACTAATTCCTACACCCAAACTTCCACCTAACTTGTTGAGAACATCGCTACGCATGTAAGTTATAAATTGTTCGTTGCTTGCGATTTCACTGTCAGGAACCATTCCAAGCCTATTTAATACTCTTTTACCAAGAACAACTAACTCATTGCCTGCTCCTGCATCAAAACTTGGGTCATTTATAAGTTGAATTTGTTTTCGTGTGTTAAATTGGCTTCTTTTGGCTAGTTCACCTGCATCTAACAATGCGTCTGTAAATTTTAATCCTCTATCAACTAGCGCTTTATTTTCATAGTTTTGCTGTGTATTAATATTTGTTGTAGGTGCTGTGTTAGCAAAAATTTCTGCTTCTTCTGGTGATTTTCCTAAAACATTCTTTGCATATTCGTACATTTGTATTTTAGCAGGTGTAGTAGTGCCAGTTCTGTTAAACTTTTCTCTAAAGTAAATCTTCATAGCGTCTGATGGTTGTAATGATCTATTTTCTACTGCCATAAGAACTTGTGCTGCTACTTTATCGCCACTATCTGCACGTTGTTTTAAAGCTGTTAAAGTGTCTTGTCTTTGCCTGCTTTGCAAATCAAATGCAGTTTGTTTGTTTGCTTGTTCAACAATTTGATCACCTATACCATAACCTCTTAAAACAAGCGCATCTAAACCCTTACCAAATCTTTTTGCAGGGCTTAGTAATTGGTTAGGATCTTTTTGTGTTGCTTGATTAGCTTTGCCCATCAGCATGTCTAAGAAGTTGTAATTGCTCATTTTTTTGCCCTTATATCTTTATGGCATCATCTGTGCGCCAAGTTGCAAATAATTAAAAAGGCCCGGCTGAAAGCTCTTAGTTTGCCCCGAAACGTCAGGGGTAGCGGATATGCCTGCAAGCAGTGTATTAAGGTTTTGCATAGGTTGGCCTGTGTATTGTCCGTATTGCTGTTTGCCTGCATTAATTAAGTTTTGCATCATTTGTTGCTGCATAGCGCCCTGTTGCATCTGTTGGTTTCCAATCGACTGTCCATAACCAAAAGACTGTCTGCCTAAATTTGCTAACTGATTTGCCGCCCCTAACTGTGCTGCTCTGTCAGCTTGGGAAGCTCCTAGCGCTGTATTAAAACCTTGTTGTCGTAATGCTCCAACTTTGTCTAATGCTTGTTGCTGATAACCTTTAGCCGCCTCTGACATTGCTATACCATGCCTAGAGCCACCAAACGCGTTTGCCGCAGTAGCTTGAGCATCAAGAGTATTCAAACCTATTTGTGCTGCGCCGCCAACATCACGCAATGTTTTATTGACAACAGATTGTTCATAGGGATTTGCATATGCACCCATGCCTTGCGCTGCCGTTTGATTTAAACCTTGCGCTGTCCTGTCCATTGCACCCATTTGAGCCATTGAAGCTTGGTTATATGGATTTGTTATAGGCTGAACCATATTTGGATTTGCTGAACCTGCCATATTATTTACCCCCTCTTCCACCTTGCATTTCTAATGCTACTGGTTGTCTATTAGGAACTCTACTACCAACGGTTCCTGTAACTGGATCAATACCAAAACTACTAATATAATCGGCTGTCGCAGGCGAATATTCTGCTAAATTAGCTTTTGCTGCGTCATAAATTGGCGCTGATGAATACCCCATTGCACCACCATCTTGAACAGGTGTTGGCATATAGTTACCTGCACCAGTTCCCATTCCGAAAGCTGCAGCCGCATCTTGTGTGTTTTGAAAAGCTGCGTCTTGCATTGGGCTAAATGCTGCAACATCTGGCCCCCTATATTCCGCATATGGCCTTGCCGCTAAATCTTGAGACATTCCAATCGCTTGCTGCAATCCAGTCTCAAAAAATGCAGGCATTGTTCTGTCTGTATTTTCTCTGCCACCTTTAGCCATCGCTAAACTCCTTTAAAAAACTTACATGCTGCAATTTCCAATCTAAAGGTGCTAAAGGTTTTTTCCAACCTATGCGTCCAGACATTGTTGCCGCAGTACAGCCATGTTGTTTTGCCCATTCTTTTACATCATTGTCCATATCTAGTATTTGATCCAATTCGCCGCCTGCTAAGAATATGTTTAGCACCTTTTTTCTTGGATATATCACAATTTCTGTGACAATGCACCCCCTTGGCGCTGCCCATAATTGCATTGTGCCTTTTGCTATACTTTCTACAATATCATCAAAATGGTGTGTACCACCTGTATATTCCAAAGCCGCCTCTATCCAAGGGCGGCATTTCTCTAAATCATTTGACAATATTGTATCTTTAGGCATTTACCATGTAGCCAATGCTACCCTCTTCCAAATTACGCTACTTCCATCATAATCGGCAACACAAATATAAATGTAATTTGTATCCCATGCTATCATTCCAGTTACATCTCCTACGCTACCAGTATTTGCACTAGGCGTAGGTTGTTTAGTTGCGATCTGTCTAAAAGCATTATCGCTAGACACAACTGCATATTTTTTAGTTTGATCCCAAAGAATAACGCCATTTTCTGATGGGTTATCATCTGCCGATTTGAAATATAATTTTCCTAAATTACGCTGTAAATAATTACTTAGCTGCCTACCCCATTGCGATAAATCCTCACTTATAACAGGCAGAATAGGAGCAGGCATTAACGTGTACCCCCTATTGTAGCTTCAAGCCTCATTATACCTACACGCCAATCAGCAGGCTTAACACCTGTTACCTTCATGCGTACTTGCCTACCACTAAACCTAGCATCTGTAGGATTGGCAGGCGTAAATGGACCATGTGATGTTTCCGTATCGTTAGGATGATACCTTGTTTTAAAGGTCATACTTACGTCACCTTGCGTAACTTCGTCAGGAATAATTGACGTAACGTACATAATGTTTTCACCAGTGCCAGCCGATATTGGCCCTGTTTCTGCAAAAATAGCACCGCTATCCACGTTATAACCAACTTCGTGTTCTTTTATATTAGCGTGCGTGCCGTCATAATCTGCCATAAATGGGTATCTGAACACGCCTCTAGCCTCGCCAGATGTTCTTGATAACTCACCAATCATCCAATGATTTTCGTTGTAATCATAAGCAACATAGCGATTTATTTCTATACTATCACTAGAGGGATAAAACCACCAAACTTCACCATATTGCGGTATGCCCATTGCCCATATTTTAGTTTGCTGAGAAGTGTTAATGTCGCCAAATATATAATCATGCACATCGCACTTAATAGTTTGTACTGTGTTACCATTAAACAAAAAGAAGTTTTCCTGACCAATAAAGAACACGCCCCTATCAGTATCTACCGCACCACGCATCGTAACAGTTCCGCATGATGTACCAACACGCTCAAAGCCATAAACATAGGGTGGCCCTTGGTAACGTGCTGTGTGAGCATCCGTATCAGTTAAAATAAGTGTTTGGCCTCTTGTTCTTATAGCTTGCATAATTTGACCAGAAGTTTGTAACTCTATGTCGCCTGCCTCATTGGTAGCCGCAGGCGTCCAAGCGTTTCTATCTTCTCTGTCGCACCAAGATATTTTACGGCTATTTCCACCAGAACCTAATGCAAAGATAAAACGCTCTTCAGTCACAATTAAGCCAAGATTAGATAATGGTGCGCCAGTTATTGGTGTGGCTACTGTAGCTAGTTTTAGAGATGTTTCAGTTACATTTACGTTTTGCTCTGCATTAGTCGCAGGGTAAATTTGTATTGTAATGCCAGTATCGTCTGTGTCGAACCTATAGAAACTATTGCCAATAGGTAAGGTTTCATCAAGTAAAACTGTCGTAGTTGTTGTGCCTAAGACTTTAACCTTTAGTGATGGTATTGTTGACGCATCACTATCAGCATCAGGGTCAGTAACATTTATTGTGAAATGATATTTAGCACCGTTAGTTAAACCAGTTATAGCTTGCTGTAAATTAGCAGCCGTTGTGCCTGTCCACTTGGCCTCACCACCACTTATAGCCCAACCAGTTCCTAGCGTCCAATCTGTGCCTGCCGAAAAACTGTTATTAGTTATAAGCTCAGAGCCGCTTGAAACACCCAATCCCCACTCTAAAAGCCTACCATCATCATAATGGCAACCTACCATAAGTTCGCCAAAATTATCTAAACTCCAAAACGTAGCTGGCTCTGGAATGGCATTTGCAAGTTGCTGTCTTGGCGTACCCCAGAAACCAATACCGTATGGGCCTTTACCATACCCAGCAGATACAGCCGCATCTTTACGTCCAGTTGCTAAGTTTTGAGGTGTAATGTCGTAGCACAAGCCACCACCTGTCATAGCAACCAATGCACTATGTGAGCCACCCACCAACCAAGTGCTAGTATTTAAAGCTTCCCAAGCGTGCATACCTCTAACTGGTTGTGTGGTAAAATCTTGCTTTCTATCTTGCCAACCACCAATAGGACGCAATGAACCGTCTAACCATCTGACTAAGCTACCTTCGCGCCATCTGCCAGATTGCTCATAATCTGTGCCTATTCGGTAAAATCCAGATGGTATGTCCAAAGGTACTAAAGTCATATTAAGCCAATTTCATTATATACGCCAAAGCATAGTAAGGTGGTCTGTTTTCGTGAGCGCCACCACCGCCTGCGTTATCAACAGATAATGTGTGAGTATGTGCGCCGCCACTAGCAATGGTTACAGTGTGAGAGTGTGACCCTGCCGAACCTGTTGTTTTAGTTTGTAAGCCGTTTGGGTTCCAAGTTGTAGCATTAAAGTCGATGTCTATGCCCGGACTTAGTGCGCTTTGTAAGACATAACTATCAGTGTAACTATGCGTGTGCGACCCTGCACTGTTTGTCGTTCCAGTGTGCGTGTGTGCGCCACCGCTTGCAGCCGTACCTGTGTGGCTGTGGGCAGGAATATCGCCAGTTGCTAGTGTAACTGTATTTGCACCGCCACTGTTTCCAACATTGTAAGTTCCACTGCTATCAGCGTCAGCCATAACGATAAACTTACCTGTTAAGTTAGGTGTGCCGTTTGAACCGTTACATAATGCCCAACCAGTTGGAATAGCAGATACCGCACCTGACCACATAATAATGCCACCAGTAGGCATTGCCTTGTTAACGGCTGTGTCAAGTAAATCAAAATTACTATTGAGAGTATTTCCCCATGTTGAATCGCTACCCCCCACTGTCGGCTTCGTTAAACCTAAATTTGCTGTCGTAGACATATTAAATTCCTTTTCTTAAACCCAACGTATCATTTTTCTAAGCATCCGTCCACGTTCCTGACGCTGCACCATCATCCACCCATGTACCTGTTCCAGCACTGTCATTAGCCCATGTGCCTTGATCTTGTGCGTCATCACTCCAAATGCCGTCACCTTCGCAATATCCTGCCAACCAATATCGCTTGCCTGCAAATACAACATTCGCTCCTACTGCATTTGGGTCAATCTCTACATATGGGTTTAATGCAGTCATTCAGCTTCCTGTATCTCGTTGCCGTCTTCTTCCGCCCACTCAAGGATGGCTGCGTAGTGACGGTTTGCTGGGTCCATTGGAACTGCCATGTCTTGTCCGTTTATTGTGGCTTTAATATGGTCTTTGCTACCGTCCATATCAGTTACGTACTGTGCATTTGTAATTGTCATGTTATCCATATCTATAGCTCCGCAGATATTTTTAAAGCTGAAATATATCTATTTGTATCATCAGATGCAGCTATAGCGACGTAAGCAGCAACTTTATCTACTGTTAAATTGTATGCGGTCCAATCTGCTGTTGCACTACCATTCCCTGTAAAGGCAAAAGTTGGGGCGGCTCTCATCTGTGTTCGCAATACAATCTCATTCATTATAAAAGAAGCACGATAGCGATAGGCAAACATATTACCATCTAGTTGTTGATAGTACCTCTGACACCTAGCCAACTCATCCGCAAAGCTTCGATGCTCGAAGTCCGTAGCTTTGTCGCCTACTTCTAGCATGACGCCAGTGAGATACCAATCATTACTTGTGCTATCAGCTAGATTAACTTGACCAACAGCCCTATTAGCTTGAGTGTTTGCGCCCCACGAAGTTTGTAAAGTGCCTGATTGCCAGTTTGAACCATTAGAAAGCCAGAAGTTTAATTGTATTGCACTTGCATTAGTATTTGCTAACGCACCTGTTGTATCACCATCAAAGGTAAGTTCTTTCTTTTCCCAAGTGTTTGCAGCAGAAATTGTGTACGATTTGCTTATATGTCTAGAATTAGTACTATCAAAAAGTTCTGCAATATAAGTACCTGTCTTAGCCGACTTTACCCAAAATGATAATGTTACTTTTTCTGCGTTTGCAGTTCCTTTTTTTAATCTTTGTAAATTTTGACCCTCTATTCTTTGTAATACGACAAGTTCAGTTGCTGCGTCTAAACTTGTTCTAGCTGTCGTACAATCAACCTTTAGCGAATTAGCAAAACCTTGACCAGTGGGCGTGTCTGTTGATTGACTCATAGTCCAAGTTCCTGCTAAATGTATATATCTAGCAAATCTATCAAGAGTATACGCATAACCTGATGTTAAACTTGCAAACGAACCCCCACGTTTTGCTATTGTCATAGCCCCATTAATTATAACGTTTTTACCACCGCCACCGCCTTGGCCTGCGTTGTCTGCTATGTCTCTGGCTTTAGTCATTAGTTACCTCAAGATGGTTTAGTAGGCCACGTTACATCGTCTAAGCTAGTTGCGCTGTTTGTAATGTCTCTTAGAGCCTGACGATAGGTTTTCCAAGCATCAGACATGGTAACGTCAGAGTTACCCATCCAATCGGTTTCTGCTATTCTACGGTTACGCTCCTCACGCAGTAAGCGCATTGGTTCTGCATTGGTTAACTCAGTCTTCTTAGCTGAAACTGCCGACCAAGTTGTGCCAAAGTCATCAGGATTGTCACTTTCTATGGCAGAGCCGTTGCTGTCTGCGCCTGTCACCTTGCGGAACATTTCATTGAACTCTGCTTCAGAAGTAGGTTCGCCACGCAAAACCCACTCCGTAATTTCCAACTCGTTTAGTGCTGTTGCTATATCTGTCATTTTAAACTCCGATTAAAAACCCTGAAAAGAAAGCTTGAGTACTTGCTCCACTAATTACATTTGAAGTTCCTACGTTAAAAGCATATATTTCAAGGTAATCTGACGAACCATTCATATAAACCATAGTAGAACTTTCTACTTGGTAATCGTCTAATGATTGGTCTGAATGGTATATGTATGAGCCGTTTCTAAAATTCGAACCGTTTTTGTAATACGCAAATAATGCGGCAGTACTTGCACCCTGAAACCAAGCTAACGAACAATTAACATGGTAGTATCCTGCTATTGTTGGTTGAAACTTACTATTAGTGGCATCATATTGATTAGCTGTATCATATTCTTCTGTACCAAAAGTTATTTTTGTCCATGTGGCTCCGCTAATAGATTGACTAGTTCCATTCTTATGTGCGCTGAAAGCTACAGCCTTGGGTAAAACAAAACCGTTACTGTCTATGGTTAACCCAGTAGTACCGCCAGTGTTCTGTATTTCATCAACTTTTAAGATAGAACTCATTGGGCTATCTCCATTAATATAATTGAGGACTGTCCATTAGTATTTCCAGCGTTTGAACCTCCTGCATTTACAGTTAGAGTTGGTCCTGTCGTACCATAGATTTTGCCTTTGACGCTGTAAGTAGTAGCAGACGTTGTTGATGGACTATCTACAACATTATTTGCATATCTCATACAAACTTCTCCACCAGTTTGAGTGCTGTCGTAATGACCTATTTCAAAAGGACCAGAATTATCTGTAGGAAGTGTCTGTAATTGAGTTGAGTCTCTTAAAATTTCAAAACCAGCGTTATAATAACTAGTATTCGAGTCTCCTATTCTTACCGAAAGACTAACCATACAAACAATTTTACTGGTGCTGAACTTTGGAGTTATTGCTAAAGAAGCTCCAGTGATTGCTGTAGCGCTTTGAGATGTAATAGCTGTTGTAGTATTCCAAGATGTATTAACCATCTGAACAACATGCCCTGCAATCTGCACCCCATTACCACTAGTCTTTTCGTTTATGGTGTCTACCTTCAGGATGCTCATTGTTTGATCTCCAAGACTTCCATTAAAGCTTTAGTAGCACCACCATTACCATTATTTATTATCCAACCTCTTTGAGTTCCAGCATATATTCTACCTTGAATTTTATATGTTATTGCAGACGTAGAACTTGGCGTGTCTATATAATTCATAATAAAAGGCGGGTAAAAATCATGTGGCACTGATTGCTGGTTAAAATAGTTTTGCCAACTTGCGGTATATATGTCTGTACTGTCTCTTAACAAACGATGATCTTGTGCAGAATTGTTAGCACCACCGCCCCCATTATATTGCTCTGCCTTAGCCCAAGCACGAATGAGTATTTTTGAATTATTGTACTTTGGTGTGATTGTTACTGAAAAACCAGCAGCATCTGTATAAGAACCAGTAGTAAAGGTAGTTGCTGCTGTTGGTACAGCAAACAAATGTTGCACAACTTGATTAGCACTTGGCACAAGCGTTCCAGCACTAGCGTCTATAGTTTGCCCAGACGGTACGATAATCTTATTGGCATTAGCGCCTGTCGTTGGCCCCTTTAGATTTTCTACTACTAACGTACTCATATAATCACCAAGTTCCCATTAACTGTAAGCGTTGTTCCAGAAGCCACTGTAAGTGGGCCTGTCGCACTAGCGTTTTCTGCTGATGTAATTTCTACATCTGTGTCTAGCTGTTGCTCGTTAACTCTAAATATATCCCCTGCACTTGTGCCAGTTGTGCCGTTCTCACCCTTGAACATTCCACCGCCTACTGCGCCTGCCACTTCAAAGGTTTTGTATGCTATGACCTCTACAATGTCCGAAGCTGAACAAGCACTGGCAAAAATTACATCGGAACCATTCGTGGCTTGTACATCCGTACCCAATTGCATTTTTATGCCATTTAAAAATATGTCAACATAGTTGGGGCTGTACCCACCTGTTGCGAATGAAGTTTCACCGCCAACACAGGTAAAGCTATCTCGCGTTTGGGTAGCTCTGGGCGTTTCGCCT